TTAATAACAAGATACATGTGTGGGAGACCTTTACTGGTTAATACTTCTTTCGTTTCCTCTAAAGGTGGTTTTCCTACTAAATTTTTATTTTTGAAAACATTCATTGATAGTAATAAATCAGAACATATTATATTCTGTTTAACTTTAATGAATATTTCAAGAACAATCTCTCCACGTAAAAATGAAGAGATACCCATTGATTTTAGTTCTATAACAGATGGTCCAAAGAAACGTTTTAAAACGGTTCCTGGATTCTTTGTTAATGAATTTATCAATGAGTTTAATTTAGATTGGAAAGTTCCTAAATATACTACTTCAGACTTCTTTATCTCCTTAAAAATGGGTCCTCATGGTCCTACTATCCTTAGTATAACTGAAACAGTTAAATACTTAGGTAGTATGACAATGGAATCCATATTATTTTTGGTTGGTAAAGAATTCTTTAATAAGTATATCGGTCCTTTAATTTCATTTGTTAATCATAACAATATTAATATCCCAAATGGTAGTGGTAAAGATAATATCTTTACTCACAAATCATCTGGTCGATTAAGTATTGTTAATGATCCTGAGTGTAAAAAACGTATTATAGCCATTTCTGACTATTTTACTCAATTTACTTTAAAGCCTATACATGTTAATTTTATGAATTTACTTCGTAAATTACCATGTGATAGAACTTTTACTCAAGATCCTTTTCACAAATGAGAAGGAAGTGATCCTTTCTATAGTTTAGATCTATCTAGTGCTACTGATAGGTTCCCTGTACATCTCCAAAAGAAATTATTAAATTATTTGTTATTTAAAACATCTAATGATATAATTTCGTCTTGAAAATATTCAGAGAGTTGAGCAAATCTACTAACTAAAAGAATTTTCTCATATGATGGTAAAGACTACAAATATGCAGTCGGCCAACCTATGGGTTGTTATTCTAGTTGAGCAGCATTTACTCTAGCTCACCATTTAGTAGTCCAATTTTGTGCAAAGAAGAATGGAATATTTCCATTCTCAAATTATATAATTCTGGGTGATGATATTGTTATTAAAAACAATAAAGTCGCCAGAAGTTATATTAAATTTATGACAAAATTGGGTGTATCTATCTCTCCTCACAAAACTCATGTATCTAAAGATACTTAT